CCGTGACGAGGTTACGCTGGGCGGCTTGCTTGCCAGAGAAGACTTGGCCTTCCATGTCTTCGGCTTTGACGAGTTTGCGGGTCTTCAGGACAGCGGCCTTAAAGTCGCCGTGGATTTCATCGACGCCCTCTTGGAGATGGTCCTGCTGGTCCTCGGTCACTTCGGCACCGGGTACGCCGATGGCCTTGTGCTGACCAGCCTTGATGACGATCATCTTAATGCCTTCGGCCTTGGCGGCTTCCGAGTAGTCGGCGACGACCATATAGACACCGATGGAGCCGACGGTGCTGGAGGGGGACGCGACGACCTTGTCAGCTGCGGAGGCAATCCAATAGGCGGCGCTTGCCATCTCGGTATCCGAGTAGGACATCGTCGGCTTGGCGATATTGCGAACCTTGTTGGCGAGTTCCTCAACGCCCGTGACCGTGCCGCCAGGGGATGAGACTTGGAAAGCGATGCGGGTCACTTGGGGATTGGTGGCGTAGTCGTCGATGGTCTCGGAGATGTCAGAGACGTCCACCGCCCCCGTCATCTTCTCGAGTGGGCTAAGGCCCTTACCAATAACGCCGGCAATCGGGATAACGCCCGTGCCGTCCTCGGCGATGTAGGCCTTGGGGACTTCCCCGAAGAGCTGGGCCAGCATATCCGTGAAGCCAAACTTCTCCGCAAGGACGCGGTGATCGTTGGCCTTGGCAGGGTCAATGAGGAGGGCTTCACGCCCGTTCAGGCCGTTGAGTAAGAAACGCATTTTAGGAAGATGGTAATGTTGGCTCGGGTGGGATTTCCATATTCTGAGCCGCTTGATTGGAGATATCGCTATTAGCCTGTCCCTGTTGTAGCCAGTTGAAACCCGGCTTGTATAACATCCAGACGGGGATTTGAGCCTTCTTGGCCTCGTCGATAATGAAGACCATGTCGGATGCTCGCTTCTTCATCTCCTTGCGGAAGTCGAGACCACGCTGGGCGTAGAGTTCGGACATCGACAGAAGGCCCATCTCAACGTCGTTACGGTCGTTCGATGCGTCACGGCCTCCGTCAACGGTGACAGATTTAGGAGTCGTCCAAGATACGTCGTTCCAAGTTGGGTCGTCGGGGAGTTCGCCTGAGTCGATGGCTTGACCGATGATGTAGCCCCACGTTGGTTGGCATAGGGTCGTGATAATAACCTGCTGATATTTTCCAAAAACCCGTGCGGCCTTGGCGGTTACTAAGCGGACCGATGCCCCGCCAATCTTGGAAGGGTCGCTGACAAACTCGTAAGGCAGGACGCGGACGATGTCGCGCTCAAGTTCCTGCAGGAAGCCGATGGCCTGAGAGCCACGGTTAGATGTTAAGAGTGAGAGGTCTTCACCGGGTTCTAGGGCAAGGATTTTACCGCCCATCGAAGCGTACTGCTGGCCCTGCGTGAGAGGGGTAGACTGACCGAGTTCCGCACCCATGTCGGTCGGCATAAAGCCCCCGGTCTTCTTGAGGACGCGGGTCACGTCACCGTGGTCCTTCATGGCGAGGATTTCCAACTGACGAACGTCCATGTCGTCCTGCACCGAGTTGACGGCGCTCTGAAGGATAGGCACGCCACGGGCACCGCTTGCCCACTCCTGGTCGACGACGTGCATCACCGCGTTAGAGATAACGTAGCGGGCAGAGCCGTCTGATCGGTAGATAGAGAAGCCTTCGAGCTGACCGTACAAACCGAACTGCACTCCGTCGTGCATACCGGGCGGGCATACGTCTGGGGACAAAGGGTCGCCGACGCGGTGGCTTTCCATCAGTTGGAGTTTAGGCACGTCGAAACCGTTGCGGGTCTTAACGGCAAAAGAGTCGCCGTCACGGAGCATACCGCGGAGGAGGATGTTCTGAGCCTGGGCAAAAGAGAAGCGACCAGTGATGTCGCACTTCTTAGACCACTCTTGGAAATAGTCTTCGTAGGCCTTCGCCTTCTCTGGGTCTTCGGCGTGGCTCTGAGGCATGATGCCGTCGCCCGTGCTGTAGAGTGTGAGGTCGTTTAGGATTTGATTGAACAGCCCGCTGTTGCGTTCAGCCCAGCGGCACTTGCGGACCATCGACAAGCGGTCAAACGGGGACAGGTCGCGGCGTAGGTCACGCGGCTGTGCGCCGTACTGCCCGAGACGGAGGCGAGTCAGCCCCGTGCTTTGCCAGCCACCAGCGGAGGCCTCGGGCTTCGGGGTTCCCTTGCGGGCCTTGATGGGTAGACGCTTTTTTACTGCCATAAATTAGTTACGGATTGGGTTGTTCCAATTCGTCCGACCAACCGTCATGCGGACCGAGCCCGGGTACTGCTGAGGGTCGAGGATGCCCAGAGCGTACTGAGCCTCGGCAAGCATCTCCTTCGGCTGCATAGCCCAAGATTTCGACGCGGACGAACCGCTGTCCGAGTAGCTTAAAAGGTTCTTGCCCTCGGTAATGGCCTCGACGGCCTTCGTGCGGATTGCAAGGAGTTCACACTCGGTGAGGCCGATGAAGATGCCAGAAGCCATGTTAAACTTGCGACAGTTGGAAGTTAAGGGGGCGAGCCGAGGGCCAACGATCCGAACCTCCAAGCCATTGTAGGTCCCCACAAACCCCCGACTCGCTTGCTTTAAAAGTGATGGGTTGGCGGTCAGGGTCAAGCGTTTGGTGCATCTTCGGCTGTTGCCGTAGCCTCCCGACCGACGACGCCCCAGCGGACTGCGGCGAGCATGGCAAGGATTTCGCAGTCGAGCGCGTGGTTGTCCGAGACGCCTTGGGGTAAAATCCACATAGGCTTACCTGTGCGCTTGTCCTTCACGCGGACTTCGGAGTTCAGCTGCTTGGCGTAGTCCTCGACCGCATCACGGGGGTAGGTGTGTAGCCGGCGAACTCGGAGGCCGTGAAGGAGGTCCTTAGCCGCCATCGCCGAGAAGACAATCAGGGAGACGCGGGTAGGTTGACCAGGGACGATGATGGCTTGGGGGTCGGAGTAGAAGCGGCGAGTCGTCTGTCCATTTGACGAGGTCACGGCAAAGTCTTCGGAGCCCGAGCCCTTGGTCGCCTTCCAACCTCGCCGGCAACACTCGGCGTAGACCACTTGCGTATTGTCCCCAGAGTCCACCATCACGAGGGCCTTGTGGACGCCGTGCTTTTTGGCTAAGTCGTCGAGGCCTGACCACGTTTCAATCTTCTCGAAGGCCATCAGGCGGCTTGAGCCTGTACGGCTCCAACGGCGCACGACCGCCCAGAAGTGTCCACGCTGAACGTCGATGCCCAAGGTCCGTAACGGGATAGAACCCTCGGGGGCGTTCTCGCGGGTGGCGATTTGAGCCTTGGGCGTAATGACCGCTTCCTCTGCCCAGTCGTCGGCAAGGGCGTAGTCCGACGCGTTGACCGCCGTTACCATTGAGCCCCCGTCTTCGGAGTAGGCCAAGGCTAGTCGTTTCTGCTTAAAGATGCGGCGGGGTTCCTCGTCCCCGTAGATCACGGAGGCCCGCTTGGCCTCAAGCATCATTCGACCCAACTCGCCAAAGGACATCATAGCCAAGGCGTTGAGGTGAAGGCCTACGCGTTCAATCGGCTTGCCGGGTTCACGCGGGTGGAACTTGCCCCCAAGGTTCAGCTCGAAGCGGGTCTCGCGGCTGTCCGTGTGCCGAGTGTTGCAGGAGCGGCATTCATAGGTCGTGCCGTTGCGGACCTTAATCACGTCCCATTCGTCCCCGTCCTTAGCGTCCTCTGGGAAACGAACGAAAGACCAGTCGTAAGGCTGGAGCGTGTTGCACTTCGTACAGGTGAAGCACCAGTCGTGAATGTTGGTCGTCGGCTGTTCGAGCAGTTGATGAAAGTCGTCCGTAGGTGTCCCGCCCTGACTCGCAAAGACGTGCTTGCTGTTCCAAGAGAACTGAGTCGTTCGTCCCATCGCCTCTTCCATGTGACCCTTGGGCCAGCGCCAACACTCGTCCCCGAAGACGTACTTAGTCGTTATGCGTTGCAGGCTCGTCTTAGTGTGGGCCGACCGACAATAAATAATCATCCGCTGGTAGTCCCCCACCGAGGACCGCGGCATATCGTCGGGCTTCTTGCGCTTAACCACCTCGGGGATAGCGTCGAAGAGCGGGCGACATTGGCGAAGAAAGAAGTCGTCGGCCTCGTCCTGGTTCATTTGCAGGAGGAGCATATTGCCCGGGTCGTTGGCGATGAAGTACGCCGTCGATAGCCGAAGGGCAGCAGACTTGCCGGCTTGAATGCACCAAGGCAACAGCACCTGCCTGACCTCGGGGTGAACGATGTACCTTACCGCGTCACCGACCCAAGGCATCCGCTCGTTACGAAACGGACCTTTGAGGTGAGAGTCGGGTATCTCGGCGACGTTGCGCTCAAGCCATTCCACTGGGTCACCGCTCGTCGTCGGCTTGATGGCCTCACGCCCCAAGCGGATTAGTTCAAGCGTCTTCGGGGAAGGGGTCATTGATTGAGATGTCTTCTCGCGTCTTGCGGACCCAGTCCTGCAACGGCTTGATGGCCTGAGCAGGGTTCGCCTTGTTACACCGCTCGGCAACGTCCGTCGGCAAGTCGTCGAGGGCGGCAAGGATTTCGCTGATTAGAGTCTTGGTCGCAGTCGCGGCCTCGGCCTTCGAGATGTATTCGCCGTTCGCCAGAGCCCGCTTCTTTTGTTCGTCCTCGAGTGACAGCAGAGTTTTCAGCGCCTGATTAAACGCTGTCTGGAGTTTGCCCTGGGCCTGATCGCCGGACTCGATGGCGTTGCGGTAGGCCGTTCGAGCTGAGGCCACGAGGACGTGCTGCTGGGCTAAGATATCGTCGAGGCTATGCTCGTTAAGCGAAGCGATGGTGACGCCAGCCATTCGCCGGGTGCGTCCGTCGACCTGTGCCTGACGCCATGCGACCGCCGCGTCGACCGACTCCGTGGGCATCCCCTTCTTGACCAGGACCGAAACCCGTTGGCGGGTCAGCCCGAGCGCGTCGGCGAGTTCGGTTTGGCTGGGCATTGTAATTAGGAGGAAAAAGGGGGTCCTTTATGTGAAAAAGGAACGGGGTGTCGGGCCA